AAAGGGAAAGCAATTCCGTTTCCATTCGAAAGGGAGTGAATCCACATGTAATCGACGGTATTGGCATCTAATGTAGTTCCTCCACCTACTAATGAATAGCTTGCAAAATTTAGAGGTGTTCCGCTTGCTACCACCGTATTAATCCCTTTAATCCCCTGAGCAGTAGAAATGCGCAAGGGAGTTTGGGCCGTTGGGGTTATCAAGTCATAACATCCCAAACCATGAGTCGTTTGAATCCGAAAAGCTGAATAACTCACATCTGCCGGATTATAAAGAGGAATATCCTTCGTTCCGCTTGATGTTTGAATTTTTTGGTAAGCAATCGGAGTCGGCATTATAGATCACTCCTTAACCACATTCTGCCAACCGTTGGGCTAGTGGGGTCAGTGGTTCTTGTTTCAAGCTGAAACCCGCCTTTCGCTGTCGTAATCCCTTCGGTGGTCACATCCCCATAAACCGTGCCGCCTTCTGCTGCGTTTAGCCAGGCTTTCCCTACACCGTTTATACTTGTAGCAAAAATTCTATGAATACGAATTTTTCTATTTACACCTGTATCGTTAGAACTTCCGAAAGTAAACTTTAGTTTATACGTGTTGTCTGCCCATGTACTAAAGTACCAAAATGGTCGGGTATTATTTGTAATCAAGGCTATTTGTGAATAAGCCCCTCCACTAGTTGTAACGGATTCCACCTTAATATACTTAGGAATTTCTACCCCGCCCCTAAACACGAATCCAATCATATCTAATTCAGAAATAGGGTTCGTACCCAGGTTTATTTCAATTTGGCAGTTATTGTTTTCGTCTACCCCTGTAAGGCCAAGAAAGTTACCCTGGTTCGGAACAAATGGGCTGTCAATCGTTCCATTTACAATAGGGTGACTAGATAACTTTGTTACGGTATACGCTTTAGACGCTCCCGCTAAAATATCGTCTTGATTCCCTATAAAGTTTCTAACCTGGTTTGTAACTCTAGGCGGTAAGATATTAATAGGGTCCACAAGACTTTGGAAACGATTAGGTTTCATTGGGTTAGCGTTTTTATCTATATAATGTATATCAGGACTGTAATACTGCGTACCTTCAACGAAGTTTTCCTGGGCCGTTGTGCCAAGTTCAAAACATGGTATATTTCTAGGTTCAAAATAGGACGAAATATCCCAAAATAATCCTTTGAAAACATTGTTAGAGCCATCGCAATAAATATATCGTTCACAATAGGTATTCGCCTGCAACTGTAAATTTGTAAATGTATGACCACTATTATAGAACGCATTATTAGTAGTAATATCAATGGCCCTCATACAATTCATCATACCTACTTGATCGAATGAGCAGCTTGTTATCCAAGGGTTTCCATTGACAGGGGCCTGCTCCCTTTCTAAGTAAATACCCCGGTAGAAGTTAGTAATATTTACGTTACTTACTTGAATATAGGCGATATAAGCCCCATTTCCATAAGCCGTAGAACTACTATTACCTGAATAGAAATGAATCCCTTTTCCTTTCCATGAAGTAGACGTAGCCCCTACATCCGTTTCGTGATCTTTTCCGAGGATATTAATATCCTTTACTATTGTTAATTGTTCGTATGGTTGGAAAGTGTCTTGACCTGTTGCATAAATCCCTGCCTTGGTAAATGATGTAACCCCTTTAGTGTCAATAATGCCACCCGATAGATGACATTCGGGTTTAAGTTGAATAACATTAAAATCAGCAGAAGGCTTAATAACTGCGTTAGCACTTAAAATTAAAGTAGCTTTTCTAGGAATAACAATGGTTCCCGTTACTTTATAAGTACCATCAGGTACATATACAATTTTTCCGGAAGCTAATGCTAAGTTAAATGATGTTAAACAATCATTAATTCCGCTTTCATCTGCCCCATAATCTAATACAGATACGGATGCACTACCGCCACCACCGCCAACACCGCCCCCGCCACCGTTTATTTCAATAACAGTGATTCGTTCGTTATGGTTGTCTAACGTAGATTTTACGCTTCCATCCGCATGTAATATCGCTTCGGACCTATGAGCGTTCGGATCGGTTTTATGTGCGTCTAATTCGTTCGTACGGTTTTGAAGTTCCGTGTCAATGATGACGAAGTTATTGGTAAGAGAAGTGTCTACTTCTACGCTTGTGTCAAGCCTGTTTGGTTTATATAGGTTAAAGTTTGGTGTATTTGCCATTACAATTCACTCCATTTCTTCGCTCCAATGTCACTCCACATGGTAGTCCTAAACATGGTTGGAACCTTTCTAAAGCCGTGCCTGCGCTTTAAGGAACCTCTTTCCCCGATATCTTCATTCAACATATCTGTTAATTCCGAATCGGCCATGTTATCAGGAGCCGTCATCGTATTTAGGCCCCCATCAAACCGCTGAAAGGTTTCCATGAGCTTTTCATAGGGTTTTGTATTATATCCGGACCGCATCTAATCCCACCCCCAATAATTCCCTGTGAAATCAGGAGGAAAAATAAGTTGTTCTCCCTGGTCTGTGAACTCTGCCGGAATCATATAACGCACTTTAAAAGAAGCTAACGCACTCGCAAACTCTGAAAAAGAGTCGCTATATTCAAATTGGGAAGAGTCCACTTGTTTCATACGGCCTACTACAAAAGGCAAAAATAATACACGCTGCCACTTTTCAGGAAAAGCCGTGTAATCTTGGGTGATATTTGAACTTATAAAGGGGAAATTGGCCCCGCTATCTACATTAATTCGAGCGATCGCATCATTCACAAACTCAATGACTTGGGCCGGGAGAAAACTTTCTTCTGCCTGGGTATTTGCAATAGTGGTGATTTGGCTAATATTCATGAAAAATCCCTCCTTTACATAGAAAAAGAGAGAAGGGCAATCACCCTTCCCTCTTTGGGATTAGCTAGTTAAATTGTCAATATACTCAGTTAAGAGCGTTTTGAAAGGAGCCGGGACTTCATATTCTTTTCCATCAACCGGAAGAACGAGCATTACCCCGTTAATACCTAATGGAAGGACAGGTCCGATGTTCTTTTCAAAGGCCTTTGGAATAGATACCTTTACTAGCTTTTCCGCACTTAGCTTAGCCGCAGCTTCTTTCACCTGTTTTTCAAGGTCTTTAATTGCGGTTTCTTTTTGATTAAGTGATTTAGTCGTATTTACTGCCATACAGTAAAAACCCCTTTAATTAGATATTAGACAACACTTGATGGACAAGATTCAATGCGGACAATAGCTTGCTCTTTCAAGCGCTTTGCCACAAATGCGTTGATCTTCCAACCGATTGTCTGTCTTTGGTTTAACGGGTCAAGGGAACCGGAAGAGCCAAGGGCTTTCACGATTACTTGTACATCGCCTTCACCTTTGATTTTAGTGACTCCGTATGCTTCTTCACCGATCAATACGCAAGAGTGAACATCTTTACCCGCAGCTCCACCACCAGTAAAGACTTTACCATTGATCACTTCGACGAATTTAATGCCGTATACATCAGCAATTTCACCTTCGATAAAAGGCTTGTTGTTTTGGCCAATTTCATACGCTTTGATGAATTTAGCGTCATCTAACAAGTCAAAAGTTACGTCAGGAGTAATGAAAGCCACATACTTTCCACCGACCGCACCATTAACTTTGTTTTTCTTCAAAGTTAAAGCAGCTTTACGGAATAGATCGACTGTCGGCTTATCACCTACTGCTACCGTGATACGGGATGTACGGCCTGCCGCATAGATAACGTTTGAACCACCATGTATTTCATCACGCACTAATACGTCTTTCGTTTCAGAGGCTTGTACACCCTGTTCTACTGAGTATTCAGCTAAGATAGGGTCAATTTGTTGAAAATCTACCACATCGGAGAATTCAATATAATCACCATATTGCTTAGTTGTTGCAGAGATAGCCGTGATTGTAGCCGTATTTCCTGTTGGTGTTACACCTTCCGTTAATGGTGTGGTTGCGGGTTGGAGGACACCAATTTGACGGAAGTTGATTGTATCACCTGCACGACGAGGCATTGGACGTGTCTGTGCAAAACGTTCGTGGTCAAATGAACGCAAACGAAGTGTTTTTAAAAGTAATTTGTCATAAAACGCTGCGGGCTTTGTAGCCGTTGAGCCTGTACCTGTGTTAATGAGGGCGGTTGTTTGAGTTGGCACGGGAAATCACTCCTTATAAATTAAATTTATTTTGAGCGTTCCCGTCACGCTTAGATTCGAAGTCCTAAATTCGCTACAATGGCATCGAATTCATCATCGGACATTTCACCGCTTGGCGGGGATACGCTTGTTCCATTTCCAATAGAAGCGTTTTCCTGGCGCTTCTTTTTATCTTCTAAGTCTCGCTGCCTGGCAGTTTCGACCTCTTTTTGAATGATGTTATCCAGGTTTGCGGCACGATAAAACTTCTCAAAATCCACATTATCAGCGATTCTTGGGTCAATTCCGGTTTCAAACATATAAGTGAACGTGTCACGAATAGACTGATCATCGGCCCCATATTTCGTTGATACGGCTTCAATTTGAGAATTCATTCGTTCTGCTCGCATTTGTTCTTTAAGCGCTAACAATTCGCCCTCAGTAGCATTTTGACGTTTCAAAATTTCCACCGGGTCGATCGTCTTTGCTTGCTCTTGAAGATTGCGCTCTTCATAACGAGCTACTAGGTCCTCGGGCTTTACCCCGCCTTCTTCAGCTAACTTTTGAATGAACTTGGCATAGCGCTCATTCTCTTGTGCTTGTCTGCGTAAATCAGCAAAAGCACGGTTTCGCTTATCTTCATCTTCATCATTCGGATTCGGCTCTTCTTCTGAATCCTCTAATTCTTCTGAATCTTCGATTTCGGTTTCGTCTTGAACTTCGTTCTCAGATTCCGATTCCTTTTCCCAATCGGCCTCAAATAAAGCCATTTCACTATCAATATCAAGATAATCTTCTTCGCCATCAGCGAACATTTGTAAATCTAAATTTAATAGCATAGTTCACCCTTGCGCCTGGATTTCTATGGGCCTTGGCAGCGACTCAAGGCTTGCAACAAACTAACTAGATGAAGTACCCTCTCAGGGTTAAGGTTTGGACCCATACTTCACCTATAATTTTATAATGTATGAAAATTTTGTCAATGGATTACACAGTCAAAACACGAACTATTATTTCTTTTGTTGTCTATATTGTTCGGCCTGCTGAGCGGATTCTTTTTGTTGAGCTAACTTGCTTTCATGTGCCTCTTGACTTTGCATGATCTTACTTGCGTGGTCTAGTCGTGCCTGTTGTAGCTTCATTTCATTCTCTGCCTGGGAGTGCTGCATCTTCATAGCGTGTTCCTGCTGCTTGAACCCTAATTCGGCCCGTTTTACTTCCAAGTTCATTTGATGCTCTTGGGCCTTCATTTTCAGCTCTGCTTGTCCACCATCATCATTGACCAATGGGACCAATGAACTTAAAGCCTGAGCCATTTGTAGCATGATTTGAGACTTCACATTGGGACCTAAATTCGCATCATTCCGTACTTCGGAGGTAAACTCCATGTATTCCATCAATAAGCCTGCTAGTGCTTGTGGATTCATTATGCGCCAACTCCTGTCCCTGATTGTGCCATTTGAACTCCATTGCTATTGTTTGAGGACCCCATTCCCTCCTGGCTTTCCATTTGGTGCAGTTGGTCGATCGCTGCTTGCGATACCTCTTGTTGGGAAGCACCCTGGGCTAACATATCAAAGCTAGAATTCAAGATGTCTGTTAGTTGCTGCTCTTTATTTCGGACTTCTTCAATGTTCATCCGGTTAATAATTTCGTCTTTATTCGGCCAATCTGTTGCCTTAATAAACTCTTGGGGAGTAATGATGGCAGCAGGGAAAGCTCCTGCGTATTGACCTTGCATATTTAAGGCTTCTTTTGCATCCTGCATCTGTTTCATTCGAGTAATTGGCGCTTTAGCGCTCACATCAATGTGAATGTCATACTCTAAATCTGCAAAGTCCGTACCTAAGAATTCCTCAAAATTATAGTCATTTGGATTTTCACCCATGACACGAATCATTCTTGGCTTATCGTAGTACGTCACAATAAAGTCGATAACCAGGTTCGTTAAGCCTTCGACATATAGCTCCACATCGTACATTTGGTCACGGTCCCGCATCGTTGAACGGTCAATTAAGCTATTTACCCCGGAAGAAGTCTGCAAGCTGCCCACGGATTGCCCCATGTAAGCCTCTGATAAGCCTGTAATTTCCCGGATATTGGCCTTTGCATTTTCTAACATATTGAAAAGGACCTGCGGTATTTGTGGTGTATCAATATAGGTGATCGCCTGTTGTGCGGGCATATTCGCTACAAACGTGTGACCAGGTGCATTTCCGTACTTTGCAACCTCAATCGGGTTAATTCCTGAGCCTGCATGAACGACTTTCTGCGGATTCTGCATCAAGGTTCCTAGCATGGCTATGATACTCTCAATCTTGTTTATGATTTTTTGGTTATCTAAGATGAACTCACAAGTGGACATCGCCCAAAAATCTTGACGTTGTTTATAGTCATATAGAGGCATGAATGGATAGCGGTTAGGTTTTAGTGGCTGCTCTAGAAGGATTTTATCTCCTGCTAGATATGTCACCTTATAGGTGCAGCCGCCTTCTTCATTCGGTACTTTTTCGTAGAAGCTAAGGAAGTTGATCAAACCTTCGGTTTCGGTCGTGTAATCCCGGTTGTAGATTTCTCCACGATTGGACGGGTCATTCTCATTTTCACCGACAGGTTTTTTATTGAATTTAGGATGGCTTTTAATCCATTCCTTTGTTTTGCGCTCCATAATACAGATATAACGGCAATCTTCCAGGGTAAAAGCGCTTGGGTCAGGATAGAAACACCCTGGGTCAATCTCTCGAATCTCAATATCCCCCTCGTATTGGTACCCTTTATCCCCGTGTACAGTGGTCCCCCTGCGGCCTTCTTTGTATTCGTTCCAACATACATGAGCAAAAGCCGTACCTAATAGTTTGGAAGTTTCCACATTTTCACGGACCACTTTTCGCCCTTTTGCCCGTTCCCACACGTATTGAAAGGCCTTATCTAAGGCATCCACCCGTTTTACCCCGGAAGGGGACACGGCCCGCAGCTTACCCGTTGGGTTTTCCATCGCTAACGCAGCACGTTTCGTATATTTCACCAGGTGAACAAAGTTTGTGACCGGTTTCGGCAACCATTCAGGTGCGTTCACCGAGTCCCATTGTTGGTTACGATCGTATTCATCTAACTCTTTCATAATCACTTCACGTGGTTGCTTTTTGTTTTTGGCCTTTTTAAACTTCTCTAATATCTCTTCTGCTCTTGTTTTTTCCAATGTAATCACCCCTTAAAAACGATTTTGTCCGTTATTTTCTTCGTAGTATTGCCTCACATCATTAGGAAGGTAGTTTACTAGAGACTCGTTGAATTTCACGGCTTCCGATTGTTTCATTTCTTGTACCTGGTGATGGTGAATATGGATTCCTTTTGTAATCACACCTGCTAACAGACCTAAGAAAAAGGCAAGCAGTATCATCATGTATTTTCCTCCTAGTAGTACAACCACGCACTATGACTTGATGGAGTCGGCAGTTCCTCAGTTTGCAGCGCAAATGGAAGATGCCCGTCCTCTGTTTTACCCACAAAGTCCCTGGATTTATAGGAATTTTGCTTTAAATGGTCCACATTGTCAGGCAATTCATTGATCAAATAGCGCAAACTGTCCATAGCGTGATTGTCTTTGTCGATCGGGTTATTGTCAGGGTTTTTCTTGGAGTCTAATTCTTCGGGTTTGTATTTGTAGTTGAGGCCTTCTTTGATGGTATTTACGCAGTTATTGAAGATTTTCAAGCGACCTAACGAGAAATAGGCGCTTACTTTTGCTATCCCCGCATCAATTCGATTGTTTCCATCTGCAAACCATAGGCCGTATTCAGCGTAATGATCGAAAATGGACCGCATATCGTTGATGTTTTTTCGTTTGCCGGAAGGGTCTCCCACCAGGCTTTTCAGCTTGCCATAAGGGACTTTTTGTACCATTTCAAGCATCTTTTTAGCATGTTCCGGTACAGGTAAACCGGACTTGTAGTATTCCTCATAGATATAAACAATGCCTTTATCCGGGTCAATCGCTGCCATTAAAAGCACGGTTGCATCCCTGATACCAAAGTCGGCACCGCCTAAGCGCTCCCAATAAGGAGGAATCGCAAATGGTTTGACAATATGATCACCAAAGGTCTGATAAACCGCTCCTGCTGCATAGTCGAATGAGGCTTCCAGGTACCTGGCTATCCACCAATTTTCTTTTCCTCGGGAAACGGAGTAATAATAGTCAGGCGGCAGATGATAGTTGAGTCGTGTTGAGGCAATATGAACGGAGATATTCGGGTTCTTATCTTCATCAGGAACGTAATAATTACGTTCGGACCCGTGAATAACGTCCGCTTTTAGGAGAAATTCCGTCCGTACCCACCCTAAATCCGGGTTGGAGGATAAAATCATTTGATGGTTTTTTGTGGCATGGTTCCGTAAACGGGTTTGGAGCTGCACTACATAGTCGAAACCGACTTCACTTGCTTCTTCTACCCATACAAAACACAGGTTGAGGGAACGGGCCTTTCCTTCCTGGTCTAAGGGACGAAACAAGATACGATGGCCGTTGATTAGGTCCACATAGTTCTTTTGAATGGATATATCAGCAATCAAAGCCGGGTGAAGCATAGCTAAGAAATCTTTTTTGGCGGTTTGTTCGAGCTGCGCCATTGTTGCAGCACCGACAAGAGAGGTCCCTCCTGGGGTTTGTAGAACTAATTTGATCAATTCCGCTGCACAAGTGGATGTTTTTGCGCTTCCGAATCCGCCAAAAAAGGCCTTGTATTTGTGGTTATCGGCATGGAATAGGGCTTGATGGGGCATAGGTTCGTAACAGAAGAGTAGTGCGTTGCACTCGATACACCGTACCCACCAATCCCCGCAATCCCCGTCCGCTTCATAGTGTCCGATATGGCAATGGTCACAAGTTTTCTTTATGTGGGGTTGCTGCATCGTGCTAGTCAATAGCGACCACCTCCCCCTTTCTATCAAATTGTTTCACGTGAAACATTTTACTAGAGTGAATCGGCCCATCTAGCGACAACTCCCCTAAAATCATGGGTTAAATTCACCTGGTTAGCAAAATCTTTCGGTTTTGCATGTTCAATATAAGCTAAGAATCCTGATAAATCTAGTGAAATGTCCGTTTGTCCCTGATGTCCTATCAAAATGATCTTCACATTGTCATGACACCGTGTAAGTATCATCTTTAATTGGTGCTTGGTCCAGTTTTGGCTTTCATCAATGATGACGGTTGCATCTTGAATGTTGCCGCCTCTCCAAAATGCCCAGGAGGTTGCATGAACCCAGGCATGAGGCCGGAATTCCTTCTTAGAAAAGATCACCTGGTCCGGTTTTTCCCCTATTTTCTTCAGGGCATCGGTCAAGGGAATGAGGTATTTCGATTGTTTTTCCTCTTCATCGCCTGGTGTGTACCCAAAAACGTTCTCTTGTACGGGGCTAAAGAAGTAATACATCGGTTTCTTCAGAATTTTCGCACATCCCACGGCAATCGTGGTCTTACCTGAGCCGGAAATGGAATCTGTAATGGTTAGATTGTAGTCAAAAATGGAGTCTGCATACGCTTTTTGTTCATCTGATAAAGTCATCCCAAAGAATAATTCAGCAGTTTGAGGTAGCGGCATTATTCGTCCTCCATTTCAATTTCATCTTCATCCATTGCACCAAGCGAAACTAAAAAATCAAAGACTAACATCGCTAAATCGTCCAGTTCTTCTTCTTCGGGGACGTAACCTAATTCGATTAGGTGTTCGAAAAGATAATCGGCAATCTCTGATTCTTTAATTTCAATCCATTCCATAGTGGGCCTCCTTTAATAGTTATTTCGGGCGGGTCCATAGTGCTTTAGAATGTCGATCTCCTTCTTTAAGGCGGCTATTTCCTTGTCTTTTACGTCAAGCAGCTCCTTCAGACCTACCAGGTAATGCGTCAGGTCCACGGTTTCCTCTAATGCGTGATTCAGCAATTCTTCAGGAGTCCAATCATGCGGGCTAAAAGGGTTTGGGTATTTCAAAAGGCCCTTCGCTATTTGTGTCTCCTGGGTCCGTGTAAACAGGTGCAGGGCTTTCCGGTAAAATGGGGTCATGTAACGTTTCTCCTTTTGGTAAGGTTGGCGGGATAAAGGTCAATACTACCTTTGTGTTTTGACGTTGTGCATCATTTATCAGCTTTGACTTTTCCAGGATGGCTTTTAGGGCAGATACTTCCTGGCCGGATGCCGTACCTAACCGGGCTAGTGCAGAACGGGCTTCCGCTTCAGCAATCGCAGCTAATTCAGTCTCTATGAAAATGTGGTTATCTCGGATGAATTTTCTCCACTCTTGCGGGGTATGGCCATAACTACGAGCTAATTCATAGTGGGACGCATAGAGAGTGGCGGGCAGATAGGTGTGAAATATTTCTTCAATCGTTAGTGGTTCCATAGCGTCACTTCCACAGTGTAAGTTAATATTGCTAGTTTAATTATAGCATATTTTGGTAGTTTAAAAATATTTAGAAAAAAAGAACG